GATTTTTAAATGGGTATAATAATTATCTACAAGGTAGTATAAATATGTCTGAAGTTCCAATTAGTTCCAATAGTTCCAAGGGGGAGGGTAATACTAAAACCTCCCCCTCTCTTAAGAAACCCCAAATTAGTCCTGCTAAAAGATGGTGTTTTACTTTAAATAATTTTACTAAAGATGATGTCAATGACATTAGTTCCAAGTTTAAATCGGCCTGTAAAGTCGCAATCATAGGATACGAAAAAGGTGAGGAGGGCACACCGCATTTACAGGGATATTGTGAATTTCAAAATAAAATTAGGCCTGTTTCTCTAGGACTAACTACAAGAATTCACTGGGAGAAATGTAAGGGTAATCGTCAAGATAATATTGACTACTGCAGAAAAGAAGGAAATGAATGTTTTCACTCGGGTTGCCTAGGGAGGTCGTAAAAATGGAGGAGTCTATGCTCCGTCCCGAGCAATTAGCCATAGCAAATCGTTTTAAAGAGTTTGAGCACCCATTATGGGGTCGCAAAATATACTGGTTCTGGGAGTCTAAAGGCAACTGGGGTAAATCAATAACCGCTACTTATATGATTGATAATATGAATGCCACCGAAGTATCAGGCAAGGGCGCTGATGTCCTTTGTGGAATTAGCCAACTAATAGAAAAAACTGGTGAGTGTCCGCCAATAGTTATATATGATATACCACGCTCTATAGGAGCGGAATATGTTTCTTATATGGCGTTAGAGAAATTAAAAGATGGCAAATTCTTTTCAGGTAAATATGAGAGTGGTATGGTAAGATATAATAAGCCTCATATTGTTTGCTTCGCAAACGAGCCACCTGAATATGGCAAACTTTCAACCGACCGATGGGTCGTTGAGTGTCTTGATAAAAATGATGAATATGTCATAGATAATTTAGATGATGATAGTAATATATTAAATTTCGGTGCTAGTGAACCAGAGCACCAACTAGATTGTTTTATGGAGGGTTAAGAGTCTGTATACCAATGACGAGAGCAATGTTCTATTTGAGGATATCTTCCGCCAGCAGAAGGAGTGTTAGGGTTTTGTTGCCAGAATACAAACGGCACCCAATTTCTAGAATTACATTGCAAGAATTCCGAGTCATCATCAGGGTCTCGGCAAGTAGGATATTTAATCTTACGCATCGGAGTCCATTTAAGAGTATAATACTGGTTTTGTCTAAAGTTTTCAGGTGTTCCTGTGCTGTCATTGACGACAGTTCTAGGGTTCGCTCTAATCACTCTTGAAGAGAGTATTTTTATATGTTGTTTATCTCCAAATGATAAAGGATTTTCATATGCGCGTCTTAAGTAATTACTGACGTGTGCTTGTAAAGAGTTAGGGTCAACTGGTATGGGTAAAGATGGGTCTGTCGGGTCTGGTTGTGGATTTAAGTTAATTTTGAGCCACCCATGCATTAATGTATATGTGAAAGGTGTAGAATCACCTATGAGACCTGTAAAGTCAATCATTAGTTTTTGAGTAAGCCATTTAGAGAATATCCATTCACCTACAATCTGACCCTGGTCTGCGCCCGGGCCTTCCATAAACTCAAAGCAATCTGGGATATGTGTTGATGTTCCCTGTGTTAAATTATATCTTCCAGAGGTTTCACGGATTTTAGTTTCAACGAAGGGCTGTCTCTTGAGAGCCATTTTCTTACGATATGGTTTTTTAGTAATCTTACGCTTCTTACGCTTGTAATTTCGCTTAGGAGGCATTATGGTAAAATGCGGAGCATCAACGAGAATATAATAATGCCTCTGGTGCGCCTTACGGCGCAAAATGCTTCGGGATTCTCCCCTCAGCGCATACAATAAGCATTAAACGCGACAAGCGCGTTTCATGCTTAACGGCGATGGTTAATGAGATTTGTTTTTGTATTGAACACCGCCTCTGGTGCTCGGTCTTAATAAAAATGGGGCCCCACCCCCATTTTGAGTAGCACCTCCGCACATAACATAAGAGAGAAATTTGTCGTCCTCGCCTTCGGCTGTGGGCGCCAAATTTATCTCTTACTTCAAAGGTTCCGCCTACCCGGAACCCGACCAATGAATCTTTATCTCGCGCCGCAGGCGCTTCCTTGTTGTATTTAAAAGAATGTTCATAGGTGATATGGGTGATGTATCGGTCGCGACTAGCGCTCCCTCAGCGTTTAAAAATCGCGATTTTTAAATGGGTATAATAATTATCTACAAGGTAGTATAAATATGTCTGAAGTTCCAATTAGTTCCAATAGTTCCAAGGGGGAGGGTAATACTAAAACCTCCCCCTCTCTTAAGAAACCCCAAATTAGTCCTGCTAAAA